CTTATATTATTTAGATATTTTCGAACGATGCTCCTGTAGGAGTAATGTAGAAAGTAATATCTATGAACTCAAGTGACTTTGTTGGTTTAATATAAATTTTACCAGTCATCTGATTTCTGTCTATATCAGCTGCGTCTGAAGAAACTGTTACACGGAAGTCGTAAACACCACGGTCTCTTCTGATAGCGTCCAAGATAGGATTAACCGCATTTAAGAAATCCTGTCTCACTTTCTCATCATTCTGTTCGAATAATAATCTCACAGAAACTGCCGATATTAATTTACGTGCTTGTAGTAACAATCTTCTTACGTTGATTCTGTCAAGAGCAGATTCTCTGATTTGTAGAGTTTTATTACCCCAAATTACAGTTCCTACATCAGAGAAAGTAGCAATTGGGTTAAGTCTTCCTTTATATAGAGTATCTCTATCCTCTTGGGTTAGTTTCTTACGTGCTTTGATTGAGTTAACAATACCACGAGTGTAACCCGCTGATGCGAACCAAGGGAACGCTATGTTGTCAGTCAGAGCTAAGTTTCTACAAACCTCAGCAGTTGCTGGAATGTAAATTTGTGTATTGTTTACAGTATCACGAGTAAGAACCCATGGATAATAAGTACAAGTGTAGTTAGAATCGATTCCTGCGGTTTCCAAGTTATCAACCGCTTCTTGAGGATAAATCAAGTCTAATTGGTCACCAGTTTGTGGAACAAACATGTTGTAGTCAGGAGTTGTACAGATATACAATGAGTCAGCTCTATCATTCTCTATCATGTCGATAGCCGAACCAACTAAATCAGAGTTGTTCAAGTAATCAATACCAGGTGTTACGAACACGTTTATATTAACCGCTTCAGGGTTAGCGAAAGTTTGTTGACCCAATAAGTAAGCGTAATAGTCTGTAGTTGCATAATCTTGTGTATTATCACCAACAGTAATCTGTTTGAATGCTCCCCAACCTGTTGCGTCAGGATATCTGAATGAAGGACATGCCCCATTTTTATATCCAGACCTTCCTAAGACAAATCTGTCAGCGTTGGTTCTGTATTCTCTGTATATATCCCATCCATCGAAACCACCATTACATAAGAATGTGAACTTACGAGCAAATAGTCTGTAGTATTGGTTTGTTTCCTCATCAGGGTCAGAAGTAAAATCAGATGCTCCTACATAGAAAGCTGGTGTACCACTTGTTGTGAAAGCGTTTGGAATTGTAATACCACTCGCATTTTTATCCATATGGTAACCTCTTGTTCTATAAGCCCAATCATCACCTGAAACATCAGTACAAATATCTAAAGGTAATTGTTTACCTTTATATTGGTAGAAATCTACGTCAAATCCAATTGTATCTGAAATACCCAAATAAGTTCTTCTTACATTATCTCCACCACTTCTAACAATATCGTCAGCACCTGAAGATAAACCAAACGGAGGATTATAGATAACCTCGCCAGGGAAGTCATACTTTGTTTTGTACACAGGGAACGGAGGTCTAACACCTGCATATTCTCTAAGTGTATATCCCAAGAATCCACATGGTAGAGCGTCAACTGGAGCGTCAAGGTTAAGTTCCAACATAATGTATTTGGAATTCAACGCGTATTCTCCGTCCATAGTTCCAACTTTTTTACCTACGAAACTATTTTCATTTGGATTAAGAGTACAGTTAGTAAATTTCTCAATAACAACTGGATTAGCATCTGAATCGAAGAAATCACGTACTATCAAGTCAAATGTTCCATTACCGAAAGATATGTTAGCTATTGAAATTTTTACTTCAATATTCGCATCATTACCATCAGCAATTGTTATAACTTTAAATAAGTTATAAACTTTATTACCTCTTAGTTCAGAAACAACCCAAGGAGAAACAGGAGATTGATATCTTTCAAGATACCAAGCTATTGAAGTAGGGTCAGAACCTTGTCTAGCATCAGGTAAAGCGGTTAGATTACAACTTAATCCTCTAATATATCCTTTCCTCCAAGCGTAATTTAATAAAGCTTGGAATCTTTCCTCAACAAACAATGGTACTTCATTTCTATTCTTAGAGAAGTTTGAAGAACCAAAAACCTTAGAAATATATTTCGGGTCAGAGTTTTGGAACGATGTTTCGAAGAAGAAGTTCTCTCCATCTTTATTTGTAATATTCAAACCAAAGGTTGAATAAGGGTTCTTAAGAACAGAACTGTAAGAATTTGTACAATCCATACTAACCTGAGTTAGTCCAGTAACTTCATATACCGCTCCATCATCTGTACTATAAGTTGCTAATCCACGAGAACGTAAAGTAGCCACTACCAAGTCATCATAGTCTGTATAAGCAACACCATCAAAAACATAAATAGTTCCACTCAATTTACCTGTATAACAAAGAGTAGGGACAGGTGTAGGTGAAGGAGTTATGTTCGGAAGTGGTGTAGGTGAAATACAAGGATTACCTGAAGGTGTAGGAGTTGGAGGTATTGGAGTTAATGTTGTTGTAGTTGTGATTATTTGTGTTAAATCAGTTACTACAGTATAAAAAGAGTAACCCGAATAAACCGCACTACCTAAGTTGTCGAATAAAGCGTAATACCAAGGGTCGTTTTCAGGTGCACAATAGTCGATAACTGAAGCATCGACATTATTTACACCAAATACATTCGTTTCTGCCGTATAAGTTGATGAAAGTGCACTATAAACATCACCTGAAATAGGACCGTAATAATAAATTGATGTAGTTTCCGAAGAAGGAACTGTTATAACATCAAAAATTTGGTCAACAAAATTTTGATATAAAGTTGTTGTACTACCATCAAATTGTTCGTAAGGAACATTCAATTCATCCAATATTTCTGCTGGTATGGTTGAAGAATCCAAAACAATAGAGGAAGTACTATTTGTACAACCTGTAAATTCAATGTCAAAGTTATAAGTTAAATACGATACACAAGTTTCAACACAAGCTGATGTTACCGCACTAGTACAATAAAAATCTACAGTACTACAATCAACGTTTGCTTTTGTGGTTATCGACCAAGAAGGACCCGCATCATACCCCGACAATCCAAGAATTCTCGTAACGAATAATTGATTAGATTGTTGTAAGTAAGCTTTAGCGATGTAAGCGGCCTCATACTTTGGAATTTGAGTGTTTATGAATTTTTCGGGTGAAGTTCCACCGAAATAAGCTGAGAACTCATCAAAATTTCTGATGAAGATTGGTTCAAATGCTGGACCTTTCAATGTTTCACCGACAATCCCTAATGTTGTTACACCAACACTTTGAGCTACGAAACTCAGGTCAACTTCAGATGTATACACCCCAGGTGATACGAATACTTTTTGTGCCATTATTAGTCTTTTTTATCTTTTAATTTATTTTTATAAATAAATATTAGAGAAAAAACCAAAATACTTTACTTTATGATAAGTATTTATAAATTGGGTAGAATAAATTCTGCCTTTTTTCTACCTTGTCAGACAATAGCAAAATAAAGAATCTTAAGATTTCAAAAGAAGTTCACGACATTTTAAAAAAATATTGTGAAAAAAAAGGAATTAAAATGTATAGATTTTTAGAGAGAATAATATTGGAAAAGTGTAAGGAAAAACCTGATATATACGGAGAGAATTAAACCAAGTTATTATAAAGTATCATAGTAGATTCCAAAGAGTCGTCATTTTTTTCCACCACTATTTTCAAAACATCTCCTAGATTCATTTGTATTTCGGTAACGTCTGAACCGTAATAATCATTATTTATAAACACATCAAAAGTGTTGACATTTTGGGGTTCTCCAACAATTATATTGGAAGTGTAATCATAAAGTTGAGATAAGGTTGTATTGCCCACTACATATAAAAGATTTTGCGTGAAACTCGAAGGGTCTTCATTTCTTTTTCTCTGTCTTTTTGTCGTTTTTGTATCTGTTTCAACTACTTGAAAAATTCTACTGATTGCAGGAGAAACCTCAAACTCATCTTCGTCAATCAAAAACCCTAACATAGTGAACTCGTAACTTTGAATATAATATTTTCTCTTCTCAGCATCCAATACAGATTCATCAGATATATTGTTCATAACAATTGGAATATAATGTCCTTTAATAACTTGATAAGCTTGACGAGAAGAAAATTTTTCCAAAACAATCTTATTAAATTTGTTAAGTTCTCTCATTCTGTTACAAACAATCTTTACTTGATAAGTTATATCAACAGGAACTGGTTGTGGAATCTTGTATATATCCATTCCATTTCTATTTCCGTCCCAAGTAGGAACTTGTGCATAAAAATATTGTCTTCTGTTTGGTATTGTATATAATAAAGATGGGTTAGTACCATATTTTACTTCAGGAACTCTAACTGTAGTTACAAAAGGTAATTCAACGTTTTTGTCTAAATTTTGTATATCCCAAGTTTCAATAAATTGAGACCAATTCTGAGTTGTAATGATAATATCGATTGTTGGTACTGTTTTCCCCTCAACAGATAATCTCAATTCGTCCTTAACAAAATCTAAAAACCCTCTATCTAAATCAGCATGTAAAAGTGATTTGGGAAGATATGTTCCATCTTTACTAATTTTATCCGCTAATTCTTCCCTTCTCGGTAATAGAGTTTTGGGGTAAGTAAGTGGAATATTTTTTTTTATTTTACTCGGTAATGGCATTATTTCTTTATTTCGTTGATGATAAATAATTTATTTTTCAAATTTATCATATCTACTTCTTTAGCGGTGTAAACTGGTTCCTCAGTATCCTTGTAAACAAAACTATTATATTTGTATGGATTATATGTAACCACTTTGTTTGACGGTTCAGTAGGAATATCTTCACACGGGAACTCACAATAATCTAATAATTCACCAATTACAAAAGCATGAACGTTTTTACTTTTTTCCTTCCTTACCTTTTCTTTTCCACCTTCTCTTACTCTAAATTCCACATTTCCCAATTTAACATAATCGGCATGTAATATAACAACCCCTTTATGTGTGACAGAAAAAGTGTGTTTATGTAGATTGTAATAAACCATAACTTTTTTTCCAATGTAATCATCGGTCAAGTCACTTTCCAAAAGTTTTTGGTATTGTTTTTCATTAATTAAAATTTTCATAGTCCTCTAAATTCATTATCTATTACCGCAGATGCCGTAATTGTTCTATAATAAGGCTTATATCCTGCGTAAGTGTGTTTATTGTCAGATGTGACACGACCATCATTGTTAACTGTGTAATATCTAACTCGGTCTTCAGTTTCATAGTATCCAATATAATCCCCATAATTAATATCAATACCCAACTCCTCTAATTGTTTCTGATAAACAGAAATTCTAATGTTTCCTGGTTCAGTTTGATTTATTTTAGAATTACCGAGATTTTTATTTTCAGGTGCCATAACTTGAACAAATGCCTTGAATTCAACAGGAGGAAGAAATTTTATCCCATCCTTCACCGTTTCACCATAAACATCGTCAGTCTTAGTCTTTTGTCTATCAATTCTGTATAGTACCAACGTGAAATTCATATCCCCATACAACCATTCTTCACCGATGGAAATATCCAAACCATAATCTTCTGCTCCGAAGAACTTACCTATTCTCGTTATCGGTACTTTATTATTTAACATATTGATAAATATCAATAATATTATTATTTTTACCCTAATGAGTACGGGTAACACCTCAAATTTAATAGAACAGAGAGCGCTTTCTATATTGGATACATATGAAGGTGCGAACAACTATATCTTAAAACTTAAGAATCAAAAACAGACTAATAAAAAATTTTATCCAACTAGGTCACAATCTGAATACATAATTTCTTTTCAAACCACGAATCCAAAAGTAGCAAAAAAATGGGTGGATTTAGAACCATATTTCGCTAAAAAAATTGCTGATGAAAAATTATACATGGAAATACCAAAACAAGTATGGGTTGAAAAATTATTGGTGGAGAGAGAAAAATCCTATCATATTTGGGGTAAAATTTTAGATTCGGAATCAATACATGATTTTTGGATTCCTAAAGCCGCGATGTTAAAAACACATAAAGTCGAGAAAGTAGATATAGATTATTCGAAATATTCACATCGTCCCCCTCTACAACACCAAATAGAAGCCATAGAAAAATTAGCAGGTTCTAAAAGATTTATACTTGCGGATGATATGGGTTTAGGTAAAACAACTAGTACAATAATCGCTGCTCTTGAAACAGGTGCTAAAAGAATTTTTATTATTTGTCCCGCCTCTTTGAAAATAAACTGGGAAAGGGAAATTAAAAATTATAGTAATAGACCTGTTTATATTGCAGAGGGTAAGAATTTCTCAATAGAACATGACTTTGTAATTGTAAACTATGATATCTTAAAAAACTTTTATGATATAAAGGACAAAGAAAATTCCATTATATACCAATTTAACCCCGATTTAATAATCATAGATGAAGCACATTATGTCCAAAATGGACAAGCTCAGAGGAGTAAATTAGTGAACAATTTTTCCAAGAGGGCTGATAAACTTTGGTTGTTAACAGGAACTCCGATGACATCACGACCAATGAATTATTATAATTTATTAAGTTTAGTTGAAAGTCCCGTTGCTCAAAATTGGATGGCATACGCTATTCGATATTGTCAGGGTTACCAATTCAAAGCGGGAAATAGAAAAGTTTGGAATGTTTCTGGTGCATCTAATTTAGAAGAATTGAGAGATAGAACATCAAGACAAGTACTAAGAAGATTGAAAGAAAATGTTTTGGATTTACCTGACAAAATAATAACTCCTGTTTATCTGAGATTAAAATCCAAAATGTATGAAGGTTTGATGGGGGATTACTTTAATTGGTATGATAATAAAAAAGAAGAATCCAACTCCTTAACTGTACAATTTTCAAAGTTAATGAAGGTTAGACAGGTTATTTCAGAGGAAAAAATAAATAATACTATCGAGTTGGCTCAAAATATTATTGACCAAGATAAAAAAGTTATAATCTTTACAAATTTTACCGATACGTTAAACAAAATTAAAGACCATTTCGGAAAACAAGCGGTTTATTTGGATGGTAGTTGTTCAAAACCACAAAGACAATATGCTGTAGACCAATTTCAAGAAAACGACAAAATAAAAGTTTTTGTTGGTAATTTGAAGGCGGCTGGCGTTGGTATTACTTTAACCGCAGCAGAAGCCGTTATA